ATCACGGGGCTGGCCGCGCTACTCCACTGGAGTACGCTCTACTCCACCCACCCGGAGCGGGATACGTACGTTACGTACGTAACGTACGTTGTGCCCCTGTTGACAGGTAACGTATAGCATGGTAGAATGTACTTGTTGGCTCGTTGAGCCAGCCGATACCCGCCGAGCGGGCTTACTACACTGGAGTAGCTACCATGAGCACAATCCCTAGCGTTACCCGCAACGAACTCATCGCAGGCATTTTCGCTGCGGCCACCAATCTGGACGCGAGCCTTAACGAGAAGCTGGGAGAACTGGCCAGCATTCTGGCCGCAGAGGTTGCCCCGTTCGACCTCCCGCTGGCCAGCAAGCTGGCGTTGCTCGAAAGCGCGTACGCGGCCGACTTCAAGAAGATGTCGGCCAACCGCAACACAGTGGCCAGCCTCAGGGCCGCGCTGACCTGTAAAGTTGCTGGCGGTATGCTGGTGGAAGTCAAAGCACCATCCAAAGACGGCAAAGCTGGTGCCGTGCTCAAGCCCGCCGACAAGCTGTCAGTGGGTGAGGCGAAGAAGTTCGCTGCCACCGTGAAAGCTGACGCGGCCGAAGCCGAACGCAGCCCCGAGGAAGCTGCACGTGCCGAAGCCCTTGAGCGTTCCATGAAAGCCGCAGCACAGGAAGTGAGCAACAAGCTGGCAACAGCGGTAGCGCAAGCCAAAGCCGAGGAAGCCTTCGCGTATGTCCTCCACGACGCGCAACGCGCCACGCTGGTGGCGAAGCTGGCCGCTGTTGGGTACAGGCTGGCGAAGCTGACCACGGCACCCACCAAGTAGTTCCCACCAACCTAGCAGCCCCGGGCAATCCCCGGGGCTTTTTTTCGCCCGCACACCCTCTACTATCACCAAGCTGCCCAGACAGGCATATTTACTACACTGGAGTAGACTCTACTACACACTAAAGGCCAGTGGGATACGTATCGGGCCAAGTGTCAACAAATATGTAGTGGGCTCAAGCACTTAGCGTTTTTAGTGTCAACATACTTACACCAAGCTTACACACTGGAGTAGGATCTACGGTCCACTAATGGCTAGTAGAATGGGCGAAAGCCCGAAACGTAGACTGGCGCATACTAGATCTATTATAAATAGAAAGTACGGAGCGTGAAAAGACGCTGTAAGTCGTTGATTACGCAGCAAGTGCCAACTCAACCCGGCAGAAAGTGCCACTGACATCCAGAGATGTCAAGAAAAACGCAATGAAACCAACGAGATGCAACCGCAGGTGTCAACTTGCTATACTTGTACATGTACATGTACATCAATATCGTGGCGTGTACGGGGGTGACACTGATCCGTACTGCCAGCAACATTTTTCGTATCTCCCCTAATTTCTCCGTCACGTAAAGATTTCTCTCTCGCCCAAAAAGGTGACAAGTTGACACTTTTCGCGGAATGATTCTCATTACGCTCGTAGCCCGTTGTTTCCTTACGTACTTTCCAATAGCCTACAAGTGTCAAGGTTATTAGCGTTTTTGACACCTGCGTTGACACTTTTACTTTCTACTCGTCACTAGCTCCCTCCACCAACTAAGTGCCCCTATTGACTTTTACTAACCTTTGTGGTATAATGGTCTTAGACGCTGGGGAATTACACCAGCAAGAGTAGATGCTACTCCACTGTAGTATCTACGGCAGCACAGCAGGATGGTCTGGGATTCAGAGCTTGAGTCTGCAAGGGAAGCACTGGCAATACCGGAAAGCCCCACGCTGCAAGGTGGGCAGCTAGTACGGCGCGAATAACCGAGGGGAATCCCCGAGGGCGCGAGGGCGGCAATAGCGCACAGAGATGCGATGCCCTGCAAAACAGAGACCTTGTGAGTTCGGGGTGGAGTAGCTTGCCGCACTGGAGTGCGGCGAAGCCCTGTAAGGACGACTGAACGAAGCCCCTGCTGGTACCAATATGTGGAGTAACTCCATGGCCAAGGCATGGTGGCTCACTGCCGCCTAAACCTCATGGGGTTTCTGTGTGTGCCTTACTGCCAGCCGGTAGGGCCCGGCTCCTTGCCAAGTAGTTGGTGGGCGGGGGGAAGGCTCGGTAGGGCTCACACAGAAACCGTACCACGCAGTACCGTACCCGGCGGACCCGGGGTTGCAGTAATTACTACACTGGAGTAGACCTTGAACAAACCAATCTATGAAGACGAGCGCAACTACGGACGGGAGGCCCTCGCCATGGCGGCGTGGGTGTTCCTCGTGGTGTGGATGGTGGGGGTGTCGATGGCCGAGGAACCGTCCGTCGGTTGCTCGACGGACACCGAGTGCGAGGGGGAGTAATAATGGATAGCCCGTCCGCCCTCATGTCAGCTGCCCTTCGTGCCTTGGAGGGGCGCGAGTGGTACACGTTCGACGAGCTATCCGACGCGGGGCAGAAGCACGCCGTGCGTGCGTACGTGGATAACACTCAGGAACTGGCTCACGTCGAGCTAAGCACGGACTATGAGGAGGAGATACTCACGAAACTGGGGGTAGATGACGTTGGTATCTCGTGGTCCGGGTTTGGCAGTCAGGGCGATGGGGCCTCGTTCATCGGCAGCTACGCCTACTCCAGAGTAGTAAACAACGTCGGGAAGTACCCCGCTGGCGTGCTGGATGAGCTACGCCCCCTGTACAAGCAGCTGATCGCGCTACAGCGTAGGCACCAGTGGCGGTTGTGTGCCAACATCGAGCGGAGGACCAGCCGGTACTACCACGAACATACCGTGGACATTCACGTGTACCGCACCGACGAGAAGGACGTGCCGGAGGACGTGGCTACGCAGCTTGGCGACATCCTGCGGGGCTTCATGCGCTGGGTGTATCGCAGCTTGGAGAAGGAGTGGGACTACCAGACCGGAGAGGGTGCAGTGGAGTACTTGCGCAACTGCTACGACCAGTACGACGAGCAGGGGCATTTGCTGTGAGCCGTAGGCATGGGGCGGCACGTGCCCCCTTCCCCACCGTGATGGCGCAAGCCCTGCACGGCTGGCGGGGGTTGGACGTGGCGCAGCCCGAGGCCGTCGACGTGACACGCGTGCCTGTAGAACCTACCATCGTGCTGGAGGGCATGACGCGCCCGAGCAAGGCTGGCCTCACGGCGCTGCGTCGGTCGGCGCTGGTGCACGTTGCCAAGCGGATGATGCAGGGCGAGGACCGGTTCGTCTCGCATGAGGACTACGCGCTGTACTTCGCGGCCGAGGACGCGAAAGAGACGCTCAGGTTGATCGAGCGGGAATTCCCACCGGAAACACACTGGAAGGAGGACGTGCCATGAAGTAAGAAAGCCCAATCACTGGCCACACGAAACCCACTCCGGGAGCGTACTCTACGTGGGCGGATTGGCACTTAGGGGTCGTCTAGCGCAACTGGTGCAGACCCGTAGTACGCGGCACCGCAGTACCGTACCCGGCGGACCCCGGGGTTTTGTTACTACACAGGAGTAGATCATGAGTCTGAAGGACAAGTGCATGTTGGTAAGTCTGTCCATTGGCAAGCCGCAGATGACGGCCAAGGACAAGCAGGCGACGACCGAGGTGGCCGTGGACAAGCACGCCACGGAGGACGTGGTGGCGGTGACCAAGAAGCTGTACCCCAAGCACATGCTCAAGCCCATCCTGCACGCGGAGACGGCGGCGAGGTCGTACCTCAAGAGTGTGACCGAGCCGAGGGGCCCCGGGCTGGGCGTGCTGCCCTCCAAGCTGTTCATGGAGTTCCACCCGAAGATGGGCGAGTTCCGCGTTGGGTTCTTCCAAGCGGTGACGGTGTTCCTCAACAACTACTCCAGTGTATTGGCCATCGCACAGAGCCAGCAGGGGTCGATGTTCGAGCACAACACGTACCCGGACGTGAGCCAGTTGCGTTCGGAGTTCTCGTTCGACGTGTTGTACCCGTCTCTGGAATCAGCTGGCAACATCACCCTGCAGATGGAGGCCGAGGGCCTCGCCGTCTACCGCAAGGAGATCGAGGCGCAGACCAACGCCAACCAATCGGCACGGCAGAAGATGCTGTTCGGTAGGTTGGGAGAGGCGGTCAAGCGCATCAGTGTCCAGTGCGGCAAGGAGGATGGTAAGATTTACGACACGCTGACCAGCAACCTCGACGACATGCTGCGCATCCTCCCCGCGCTCAACTTCGACGACGACCCTGTGTTCAACGCGGTGTGCGTGGATGCCCGCAAGCTGCTGGTGGCACCGCAAGCGATACGCACCGTGCCCGAGGTGCGCCAGACCGTGGCGTCTACGGCCGATGAGATCCTCGCCAAGATGGCCGCAGCGGGGTTCGCATGATTGACCCCGCTGTCCCGCAGTGCATTCTCATCGTGGGGACGCAGCACCTGCTGATGCCGCAGGAGGATGCGTTCAACCTGTTCCGCAAGCTGCGGGACGCTACGGCGCTTGACTCCCACTACGGTGCTAAATACACTGTAGATACTACTAAAGCGGAGCTTCGCATTGCGTCGCTCAGCCCCACCGCGCTGGCTGCGATTCTGTTGGCGGAGTGATGGAGTTCACGTACAAGGTGGAGTTGGCGGAGTTTCACCGGATGCCCCGGGTCAGTACGTCGGCTCGATGGGTAACCGTGTCGTACGGGTGGTTCAACTGGGTGTACTTCAGGGACGTACCCGCCCCCAGTGATACCGCCCGCGCAGTAGCAATGACTAAGGCATTGTTGCAGCTGGACGCATGACCTTCCCCGAAGGGTTTCGGGTTAACCACTACTCCATGGGAGTAGACGATAGGAGTTACGAATGAAGATCGAGTGGATTGCAGAAGAACTGGTGGAGAACTACAACAACCTCCACCGTCGTCGTCGCACGATGTTCCTGCTGGGGCCCTCTGGTGTGGGCAAGTCGGACAGCATCCGTGAAGCGGCAGCGACACTGTCCTCGCAGTACAAGTGCGCTGTACCGGTGCTCGACAAGCGGCTCAGCCAGATGGAGCCGCCGGACTTCGGTGGAGTACCCAGCGTGGTGAACGGCCGGACGGTGAAGAACGTGCCGGACTGGTGGCCCTCCGACCCCGACAGCCGTGGCATCCTGCTGTTGGACGAGATCACGAGCGCCCCGCCCGTGATGCAGGCTGCGGCATACGAGGTGGCGTTGGACCTCAGCATGGGCGGTGAGCCCCTGCCTGAAGGCTGGATGGTCGTGGCTGCGGGTAACCGTGCGTCTGACCGTGGTGTCACCTACCCGTTGGCAGCACCCCTGCTGGCACGGATGACCGTGGTGACCGTGGAGTCGAGCCTCGATGGGTTCGTCGCGTACTGCGGCAAGCACAACGTACGTGGCGAGATTGTCGCGTTCGTGAAGAGCCGTGGCGAGTACCTCAACGAGCGCGACGAGACGATCAACACCAAGATCGCGGAGTTGCCCATCGGCAAGCCGTTCAGTAACCAACGTGCTTGGACTACGGCAGCGCAGTACTACCTCGACAGCCCGGTAGAGCGGCGGTTGGAGTTGATGCGCGGCAGTGTGGGGGACCGTGCTGCTACCGACCTAGAAGTGTTCTTGCGTATCTGGCAGACCATGCCCTCCATCGACGCGATCTTCAAGGACCCTGACTCCGTGGATACTCCAAAGGATGCAGCTACACGTTACGCTGTGTCGGTGGGGATCGCGGTGCGCCTGACGGCGACGAACTTTGCCATGGCCAAGAAGTACTTCGACCGGCTCCCGGGCGAGTTCAAGGCACTAACGGTGAAGCTCGCCTACAAGCGCGACAACACCATCGCGGAGTGCGCGGCGTTCGCTGAGTTCGTGGCGGAGAACCCCGAGTTGTGGAAGAGGGGGGCCTGACATGAAACGAGGCACTGTACGCGCCGTGTTCGAGGATGGCGCTCCTCCTGAACACCTCACCGGCTATATCGTCCCCTGCCCTGCGCACCCCCGGTACGCGTTCGTGGTGGCAAAGCACGAGGGATGGTGGCGGGTGTCGGAGGTGTACACCGGCGCACGAGTGAGCGATGTTCAGAAGACCCGGGCCGACGCAGTCCGTGCATTCCACACCCGCATGGAGGGCGTCAGCGCCGCGTCCCTCGGTGCTGCGGTGGCGAAGAGACTTCTGGGAGACGCCGCATGAAGAAGACTACGTTCACCAAGGCGTTGAAGTTCTCTGAGTCGCGTAAGGGCGGGGTAAACACCCGTTCCGGCTACCCCGGGTACCTGCTCGAACACCCCGCCGTGCCGTACGGGTCGGTAGTGGTCGGCAGGGGGAGCAAGCGGGATATGGATCGGGCCTTGGGGTACTCGCTTACCAACTACTGGGTGGCGTACGACCCTGTGACTGGTTGCCGTATCTACGGCGGTGCACGGTATACCACCCGTGACCGGCTAGTGGCCGAGTTGACTTACACGCTGAACCGCCGCCCAGAATCATTGCAGGAAGAACTACGCCGGGCCGCAACCATAAACGCAAAGGCTATGTTGTCCGCTTAACTACTCCATTGGAGGTAACTATGAATCACGAGCAAAGGCTGGATATTGCAGCGGCGAAGCTGGCCATTCGCCAACCGTTTATCGCCACGATCTTTAGCGGGTTGCGGCGCGAGATATCCGACACCGTACCTACGGCGGCGGTGAAGGGAATGCACCTGCGGTTTAACCCGCTGTTCATGGACGTGCTGGACGACGAGGAGTTGCTGTTCGTAGCAGCACATGAGGCGATGCACCCAGCGTTGCTTCACTCATACAGGGTGGGCGACAGGCAACCGGGGCTGTGGAATACGGCGGCAGACGCCACGATCAACCCACAGTTGATTGAGTCGGGGTTGAAGATGCCTGTGTGGGATGACAAGAAGTTTGCGATGTTCCCCGAAGCCAAGGCGGAGGGGAAGAAGAAGGGGGACCCCTTCGGTGTGCTGATCGACTGGGTGAAGGGCGACATGGACTCGGAAGTCGTGTACCAGAAACTTATCGAAGAGCAGGAGAAGAAGGAGAAGGACAAGCCCGAGGACGGCAGCGGTGACGGCAGCGGTGACGGTGACCCGAAGGGAGGGTGGGGTAACTCCGGGGATCTGGAAGCCGCTGATGGCGCGGGGGGTGAGGGAGATGCGCAGTCCGAGGCAGAGGTCCGTGTGTTGGTGTCTCAAGCTGCCCGCACGGCGTTCGCTTCGGGGGACAAGTCCGCTCTCATACAGCGTATCTTGGGTGTGTGCAGTCAGTCGGACACGGACTGGAAGGACGAGACGCGTTCGATGATGACCGAGTCATCGCGCAATGACTACTCGTACCGCCGGTTCTCTCGTCGGTTCCTGTACACGGGTGTCTACCTGCCCTCACTGTGGTCGGAGAGTCTGGGTACGCTGGGTGTGGGTATCGACACGTCCGGGTCCATGACCGAGAGCCAGCTGGCAGCTATCGAGAAGAACCTTCGCATCATCATCGAGGACTGCGCCCCCGACCGGGTCATCGTCGTCTACTGTGATGCAGAGATCAACAAGACGGTCGTCTTCGAGAAGGGCGAGGAGCTTGTGCTGGAGATGTGCGGCGGTGGCGGCACCGACATGCGGAAGATCACCGACTACTTCAGTGGAGTAGAGGAGCGACTGGCCGGGGTGATTGTGTTCACTGACCTGTACACGCCGTTCCCTACGGTCGAGCCCGACTACACGCTGTTGTGGGGTGCGGTCAACGCGGACCGGAGCACGAAGCCGCCGGTTGGGCGCAGGGTTGAGGTGAAGGTATGAGCGCCGTGATTATGCCCCGGTACGTGGGGGCCAACATGATCGAGATGCAATACCCCGACGAGACCCTCGTGCTGTTTAGCTACAAGACACCCGTGGCTGCGTGGATACGGGGGCCCGATAGGTTCCTGCGTACAACTGCTACACACAGCAACACGACGGGGCGGCACATCGCCAAGTGGTTCCGGTTGTTCGGGGTCGTCAACCCTCGCCGCGTTCCACAGGACTACATCGACGCCTTCGCATCATGTAGTCCAAAGGTATGGGCGTTACGAGATGCAATCAAAGAACTAGGAGCATGACATGGAACAGAAAGACGTAAGGGCGCTGTTTGAACGCGTTCAGCGCATCGAGGCCCGCATGGTCCGGGGCTTCACGGAGTTGGGCGTGGTCGTAACAGATGACGACGGATGGTGTCGCATCGACCATGGGAAGCACACGGTCCACCTCAAAGGCGGGGGGAAGAGTTTCAAGGCGGTGCAGATCGCCCTTCTCAACGACGGGGCCCGGACCGGGGATGTGTACGAAGTGTCCGTCGCGGGTGTCCGCGTCGGTTCAGTTATCTCGCTTTAACTAAAAAACTAGGAGCACTACAAATGGACCAAGCAGAGATGTTGGACCTGTTGGCTAGCCTGTACGGCAAGCTGGTGAACGACGTGGCAGCGAAGGTGATCTCGTTGCAGACCCAGAACAACGGGCTGGACACGCTCAAGGAGCACATCGCGGAAGCCGTGAAGGCGCAGATCGGCACCGACATTGAGGACGCCGTGCGTGACTACGATTTCAGCGATGCAATCGACAGCGCTATGTCGGACTTCGACTTTGGGCTGGACGACGTCGTCAGCGAGTACCTCTCCGGGCGCACCGGCAAAGACGCCCTGAAAGACGCGCTCCGGTCGTGCGACTTCACCGTGTCCGTATCGTAAGAACAAACCACAAGGAGCGTCACATGAAACGCAAATCCCCACGAAGTGCTTTCACTACGGCCGTATTATCATTCATCCGGCTTAACGCAGGGAGCAACGTGCTCAACGTCCATGCAGGATTTCCGGGCGTCACTATCAAGGCCGTATCCAACAGCTTGTCATCCCTATGGGTTGGCCGGTACCTGACCCGTGTCAAGGGGGTGACGAAGAACGTTAGCGGTCAGACCCTGTACGACTATACCGCTAAGAGTTCACACCCCAAGCGGGCCAAGCCAGTCCTGTTGTGGAAAGACATTATTGCTGTCACCCCAGAGGAAGACGAAGCGATGAGCAAACTAGCGATGAACATAGACGCCCACTCCTCTGGGCATCAGTTCGATATACCCAAGTCCATCCTCGACGAAGCCCAAGAGATCATCTACGGCGACCGTGAGAAAACCTACGGGGCCCCGGACAAGAACCTCAAGATGATCGGTGACCTGTGGGCTGCATACAGTGGAGTACCGTTCACTGCCGAGGATGTGTGCAACATGATGATCTTGCTGAAGGTGGCACGCCTCGCTAACGACCCCAAGCACCGCGACAGTCAGGTTGATCTGTGCGGTTACGCGGCACTCATGGAGAGGATACAGAAATGAAAATTAACGGGCAGAAGGTAAAGGGGGTGGAGTTTGCCTTTGACACGTGCCACAAGATTTACGTGTGTGAAACCAAGGACGACAGGGAGGCCGCTGAAGACGCCGGTTACGAGATATACCCGGTAGAAGCTATCGAGACCGCTTACGACGGTAGCTGCCCCCTGAGATTCGTCAGTAATTGGGGTTTGACTAAACATTACGTCAGACAAAGTGAACACGCTGTTTTTGAGGAGGTGTGAGATGAAGGAAACCCTGAACTGGGGTGACCTACGCGTCCTCGGGCGCACCGACAAAGGGGGGCGGTGCGGCCCGTGCCGTGACTGCTGGGATGTGACCGTCGAGGCCGTGAGTTATCTGAAGCACTAAGACATTCCGACACGATTGTCGCAATGTCCACAAGACCGGGCACAGCCCGGTCATAACTAGAAAGGGAACTAAAAATGAAAAGCTTCAAAGACGCAATGCAGTTGGGCAATGACATAAGCAACCTGTGCCATGAGATTTTCCGCAAGGATGATCCAGATGATATGGCGTTCTCCTTCAAGTTGGAGGACAACGGGGGCGAGGAGGGCGATGGGTTCAGCATCGTCTTCGACTGGTGCGCCGTCGATACGGGTTACCCGGTGGAGCAGTCAACCATCTTGGAAACCAAAGAGGTGCCGGGATATCGGGTGTGGGTAGGCGTGATGAAGTCCGGTGGACACTGGGAGCCGGACTATATGGACGATGCCTCGCGCTGCGAGACGGTGAGCCGCACCGAGGCTATCCGGTGTGTGCTTGAAGAGTATATCTCGTGGCGCATGGAGCAGATGCGTGAGTCCGACTATGCGGCAGAATTCAACCAAGAGGAGGTGTGAGATGAAGACGACGACATGGTCAAGAACTACCAAGAAGAGGGGCATTGAGATATGAAAGAAACCCTGAACTGGGCTGACCTACGTGCCCTAGGTACGACAGACAACGGGGGGCGGTGGCATCCAAACGAGGATATCGCTGAGTACTTCAACTCCATCCGGAGTCCATCCCGTGCGTGGCCTCACAGTTACGCCCGAGCCGCGCAAACTAGCAAATTTGCCAACTGGCTGTTTGATAATCGGGCGGAGTTGGCTCAACGATTTTTTAAGGAACTGAAATGACCGTCAAATTAAACAAGGCGCACCGCGAAGACGCGGACGCTCTAAGGGCGCTGTTCCGTAAGTGGATGAACAAACCCAGCTTGTCGTCAGTGCAGGCCCACGAGGATTGGGACGCGGAGTTTGCCGAGTCCGTCATCGTTGTGATGACGCTACAAGAACTGGAGATGAAATGAAAACGAGCGAACTGACAGGCACCGCTCTTGATTGGGCGGTGACGAAGTGCGAGGAAGTAAAGATCGGGCAGCCAGAGGGACGCACGTTTGCGTTCGAATGGTCGCTGATGCACGATGCAGGCGACATGTACTACTCAACCGACTGGGCGCAAGGTGGCCCGATCATTGAGCGGGGAGGGATCGGCATAGATCTCTGGGGCAACGATAAATGGGTGGCGAATTACTGCGAAGCAGAACAGTACGGCCCCACGCCGCTGATCGCAGCCATGAGAGCGTTCGTTGCCAGCAAGTTGGGCGACGAGGTTGACGTACCGGAGGAACTGAAATGAAACCAAGAACCCTGAAGACCAAGGTCAACCAGAAGACGGTGGACAAGATTACTGTTTTGGTTGATGCCATTGCGGATGACGCTTACTGTGTGGAGTGCAAGGGGGCTGAGATTGAGCAGTTCCTTATCAACACGGCTTGTAGGTTGCAGATGATCGAAGCTATTATTTATACGAGGGCGCAGAAATGACACCAGAAGAAGCAATCCGCCGCGCAGAAAACATCGTGGCAAAACCATACCAGACATTCTCCACCGACGAGGCCCGAGAGATTATGGCGGGGCTGTTGAAGGCGTTGGACGAAAAAGCGCTGGAGGCGAAATGAAGGCTCGTTTTGCACTTACGTTGCTTCTTTTGCTCTGGGCGGTACTGTGTGTCTACTTGGTGTATATCGCTGACGCAGAGCGGTCTGCCTGTGCTGCCAAAGGGGGCGTGGCACTTACTGATGGTTGCTACCGAGTGACAAAAGAGAAAATAACATGACACCAGCAGAAAAGTTATCCGAAGCCATCAAGTGGCTAGACACACGGTGGGTGCTGCACCCACAGAACCGAGTGCCGAAACTTAAGGAAGCTTTACCGGATGTGTTCAAGTGGGCACCGAAGGTACTTAAAGTCAGGAGGGTGAAGAAATGAGTATAGATAACAGCACGGGGAAAACCAAAGGGTTCTACGACAAGGGCCAAGCTATATTTGACAGGATTCCGGAGGGTGAAGAAATGAAAATGACTCCAGCGGAGGCAGACAAAGCACTTGCAGACTGGCCTCGCGTTAAACCCGCGCCAGCAACACCGATTGAAAATTGGTATTACCTTGACGAAGTTCTCACGTTGCATCAACTGGGCAAATGGAAGGGGTTCGATGCTGCATACGCTGAGATGGAAATTGCAGCAACAAAGCGCGGGACTCCTTATCTTATTTTGGTTTGTGAAGATCAGGTAAGGGATTGGAGGGCGCAGCTTGATCGGTGGCTTGGCAATGACGGGTACACGCAGAAGTACAAAAAGCGTAAGGGGGACTTGTGAAATACGAAAACATTAAAAAAGTGAAACGACTCGACTTCGACCACCTTGATATGCTTGTTAGTGAGCGACTCGGTGCGCTTAAACTTTTAGCGCAGGGCATAACTGAGTCTGATGTACACGATGCGATCTGCCGCGACCTGATTCTGCCTTGCGTTTATACGCTGGCGCAGTTCCTTGAGGCCGTGAAGATTGGTGATGAGGAGAAGAACGGTGGCTAAATTACCCTACACATTCACCGTGTGCCCACCAGACGAAGCACCGAAACAATTCACAGCTAGTTGCGCTGAGATAGGACGACTGCTCAAGCACAGCATCAACGGTGACTTGACTATTGATGTCAGGCGTTACGATATGTGGGGACGCGGCGCTGTAGGCCCGAACATTGAAGACCGTTTACACGCTTTGATAAAGGAGAAGAAATGAGTAGCCCCCTTGCCCCATCGCGCCGCTTTGCCGAAATGGTGGCAGAACTTGAGCGCGTGATGCAGACAAATCTGCCGACGATTAACAGGGAGACTACCACCGCCCTACTCGCTTGCATCAGAGAGCAACAGGCGGCGCTGGTGGCGCTCTGCGGCCCGACTCCAGCAGGAATGCAACCAGAGACAACGCGATGGGAAACTGCCCGTAACGTGCTTGCCAAATGGCGGATTGAATGAACCGGCTTATGCGTTTTGAAGACCTGCGCGAGTGGTTGCTGTCGCAAATCGACGGCAGCGAGGAAACTCGCGGAGATGACAGCCTCATCTCCCATTTCATAAACCAGATCGACGCGCTGCCGTCGGAGATGGGGGCGATTGGCCTTGAGCCGAGGGGCTGTCCGACACCCGGCAGTTGCTCTGCCGTGGAAGAACTGGCGGATCTCAAACAGCGACTCCTGCCGCAGTTTCAAGGCCGCACACAGAGGGCCGAGCACGAACGCGATGCGCTGTTGGAGCAGTTGATTGAGGCGCGATCCTCTATACAACAATCCTACGGTTGCCTTTGGCGGTATACCGGATCGTCAAATCCGATGTTTCTGCAAGCCAGAAAAATGCTGCTGGCGAGGTTGACAAAGGAGCAGCAGGCAAGCGGCATTCGATATGCGAATGAACTGTTCGGTCATACGACTGAGCACGAAATCCTGCATTCAGACTGCTCCCATGACGCGCCCCCATCCGCAACGGGAGCGCCAGATCGTCCTGACTGGGCGCAGCAGTTGCCGGGCGCTGAACTCTACGACCGCGCAGCACGGTACGAATACCTACGCACACTCAACCCAAGAAAGTTTTCTGCGTTGTACAACGAGGCGCTGATGGGTGTCCATCAGTTTGACGATTTAGTGGATCGCTATCGTGACGCAAAGGAGCCATCAAAATGAGCGCCACCATACGCGAAGGGAACAAGTGAAACCGTGGCCCGATTGGGCGCTTTGGACGCTGTTTGTCCTGTGCTTGGTCGCAGGAGTTTACCTTGCTCTATGTACATAAAGGACTCCCATGATTCTGCTAGGCGACACACCTTACACTCCCTGTTTTGTCCGTAACGAATTCCTGTTTGACGAAAAGCAAGGGCACGGAGAATTTACGCCAGCCGTAGCATTTGCGTTCCGCGCCGAGCCAGCGCGTGTACCCATGTTTCAGGTCATGCTGGATTCGGGCGCTCAATGGGCGCGTGTACCGATTCACATGATATGCAGCAAGCCATGCGACCCGCTGCCTGTAGAGCAGTCCTGCTGGTGGGACAGCTACGGATACGAGTTCACGGTGATCGCGCTGCCGTTTCTTAAAAACCATGCGGTGACGGCGCTGGGCCGGGATGGGCAGATCCGCAAGGGAAACTACTTGTTCACGGTGGATTGGATGCAGACCGGCTGGAGCGAAACGCCAGACCAGCACAAGAACCATCATGTGATTGCGCTAGAGTCAGGCCCGTGGATTGCGTACCCCAACAACAGGTTGGTGTGGCACGATTTGTCGTGGATCACGCCAGCGCCAAATCGGGAGTGGCAGACTCCTACCCGCAGCTATTCGGTCGAAGGAACTTAAGTGTCTAAAAAGAAAGTACTGAATAAACCCCCAACACCATTGCAGCTAGGCATGGAGGCAATGCCTCCGTGGCTCAAACCACCGAAACTGATTCCGGTAGACAATAAATACATCAAGCTGATCGAACTGGGCATCAACACCAAGTCCACTTGGGACTTTGGAGGAGTGCCATACAGGGGGCCGCGACTATGAAGAACGTATTGCAGGGCGAGTGCCGCGTGTACACAGAGAAGGATTTCCTCATGTGGAAAACGTGGATGTGGGTGCAAGGGATTCTGACCGGCGCGGGAGTCGTCGTGATGGTAGGAATACTTACAGGAGCATGGTGATGATTAAAGAACCGAAAGAACGAAAGCCGGGACTGTGCGGGTCGTGCCAGCTTAATGAGGGTGTAAAGCTGGTAGCCAAGGGCCGAGGCGGACGCATCAAATCGTGGCGCTGCCAAGGGTGTCTCAATAAAAACAAACCTAGCTGGATCAGCGGGAAATGAGTACAACCCTTGTCACGCTGGACTTTGAGACGTACTACGACACCGAGTATTCCCTGTCGAAGATGCAGACGGACGCGTACATACTGGACCCGCGCTTCGAGGTAATCGGTGTGGGCATTAAGGTGGGTATGGGCCCCACGTCGTGGGCTGCGGGTACGTCGGACCCTAGGCTACACGACCGCGAGTGGTGGAAGGACAAGCAGGTGCTCTGCCACAACACGCTGTTTGATGGGTTCATACTGGCACAGAAGTTCGGCATACGCCCGGCGCAGTGGTCCGACACGCTGGGTATGGCGAAGGCGCTGCGCCCTTGGCTCACGTCGCACAGTCTGGACTCTGTCGCTAAAGAACTGGTCCAAGGCCGGAAAGGGGGGTACGTCCTCACGGCCAAGGGTAAGCGGTTGGCGGACTTTACTCCACAGGAGTTGGCGGAGTATGGGGATTACTGCTGCAACGACGTGGCGCTGACGTACGAGATATACCAAACGCTGGAGCCCCAGTTTCCGTTGGTCGAGGCAGTGATACTGGACGCCACGATACGGATGTTCACCGAGCCGCAGTTCCGGCTGGACGTGGGCAAGATAACCGAGTACCGGCAGCGTATCGTGGACGAGAAGGAAGCCCTGCTGGTGGCGGGTAGCGTGGGGAAGGACTCGATCATGTCGAACGCCCTGTTTGCGGCTAGACTGGCAGCGCACGGGGTGCAAGCCCCTATGAAGACAAGCCGCGCTACAGGCAAGCGGACGTTCGCGTTTGCCAAGACGGACAAGGAGTTTACCGACCTCCTCAACCACCCCAGCGTGAATGTCCAGAACCTCATGGCAGCACGACTGGGGGTCAAGACGACCATTGCGGAAACCCGGGCGCAGATGATGCTGGACACCGGGCTGCGCGGGGTTGGGTTGCCCGTGTATCTCAACTACTGGGGGGCCAAGACCACCGGCCGCATGAGCGGCGGCAACAAGATCAACATGCAGAACATTCCCAGCCGTGGTGCGGATCGGGTGTTGCGTGAAGCCATGATTGCCCCGCCGGGGTACAAGGTGGTTGTTGGGGACTCGTCCAACATCGAGCTACGGACCAACATGGTGATGTCGGGCCAGACGGACATCGTGGACAAGATTCGCCTGTACGACGCACAAGGTGACAATGCGGTGAGCGACGTGTACTGCGACTTCGCGTCCATCGTGTTCGGCCGGACCGTCGGCAAGGAAGACAAGACGGCTCGTACGGTGGGCAAGGTGTCGGAGTTATCTCTAGGGTACGGTGCAGGGTGGGAGGCATTCCAGAACATGCTACGTATACAGGGTAAAGTAGAGTTCGACCAAGCGCAGTGCATGGAGATCATCGGGTTGTACCGGGAAACGCATGACAAGGTGGTTGCCTTGTGGCGGCACTGCGGACGGCAGATTTTGCACAACATAAAACGCGGGGACGTGCTACAGTCAGTCGATGTGAACGGTTGGTTCTTGACCAACCACAGTGGCTTTTCCCACCCCGGTGACGTGGGGGTTGTGTACAAGGACCTTGCCAAGAATGCGGAAGGGGACTGGGAGTACACGCAGGGTCGTAACCGCGTGAAGATTTACGACGGCAAAGTGGTAGAGAACCTGTCCCAGCACGCCGCGAGGCATATAGTGATGTGGCAACTGTGCAGAGTACATAGGAAGTACCCCGTGGCCCTAACGGTCCACGACGAGATTGTGTGCGTGGTCCCGGACGAACAAGCGCAGGCTTGCGCGGATTACATGCTTGAGTGTTTGCGTCTTGCGCCTGCATGGTGCAGAGGACTTATCCCCCTCAACGGGGAAGTTGGTATCGGACAATCGTATGGGGAGGCGAAATGATCAACAACATGACACCAGAAGAACTCATCCACTTCACGCTGTGGAAACAGGACGCTACTCCACTGGAGTTGCGTTTGGCCGTCGTACTGGGGATCGCTAGGGACAAGATCAAAGAGCAGGACTCCGACCTAGACACCATCGCTGCGGCACGGGGGATAGCGTGATCGCACTCTCGTACTCACGCCTGTCGACGTTCGAGCAGTGCGGTACCAAGTTCGAGCACCTGTACGTGCTGAAGGACGTGACGGACTCCGGCAGTGAAGCCACGGTGTATGGGACTCGGGTCCACGAAGCACTGGAGGATTACTCCAAAGCAGTAGTGGCGGGCGTGGCTGTAGCCGAGTCGGCGCTGAGCGACGGGGAGAAGTACCGGGAGATAACCAAATTCCTACCCGTGGCAAATGCGATCCTTAGACAGCCGGGGGATAAGTACTTCGAGTACCAGATGGCCCTCGACGCGGACCGGGACCCGTGCGACTGGTTTGCCCCTGAGGTGTGGCTGCGCGGTATAGCGGACGTGCTGATTGTGGACGGGGACACGGCGTTCATCGGTGACTGGAAGACGGGTAAGGTCAGGGATAACCCGCTACAACTGAAACTGTTCGCCTGTATGGTGATGGCAATGTTCCCGAAGGTGAACAAAGTAACCACCGCGTTCATCTGGCTCTTGTACGACGATGTAACCACCATGCGGTTTAGCAGGGACGATCTTCCGGATCTGTGGGGTTCACTCGACCCACGTTTGGCCGCTGTGCAAGACGCAGTGGACCTAGGGGTGTTCAAGTCCAAGCCGTCTCCGTTGTGCAACTGGTGCCCCGCCAAAGGAATCTGCCCCGACAGGAGAACGAGATGACCTCTGCAAAATCATTCGACGTGTGCCACGTGGTTGGTTGCGAGGCCCTTGCTGCGGATATGGCGTGGTGCCCCGAAGCGCAGGTGTGTCTTCAGGTATGCGAAGCGCATGCATTTGACACGTTGCCAGAAGAAACGTGCATGGATATGGACCGGGCGGCGGAAGACCATGCGCAGAATCTCGCGCTGTACCACGGGTCGGTGAAGCAGTGAAGAACGAAAAGGACGTGAAGAAGGGCGTGAAGGAGATCATGAAGCCGTACGTGGAAAAGGACGTCGTGTGGTTCTTCATGCCTGTGCCGACGGGGTTTGGAGTGATGGGTATCCCAGACTTCATGGGTGTGGCGTTTCCGGGTCGAGCATTCGCCATCGAAACGAAGTTTGGCAAAAACACGCTGAGTGACTGGCAAGCACGGCAGATCATCAATCTGCGTGCGGTTGGTACCAAGGTGTGGGTGGTCAACGACAGCAACCTATCGGGCTTTAGCGCCGAGTTCACAGAGTGGGTGGAGACTATATGCAGATCGTAGAAGGACAACGTAAGCTAGTAATACGCACTGCCAAACACGACGAAATCGTCGAGGCCATACCTCACGCGAAGGTGTTTCATCTTGACGGGCAAACGCTGACCGCAGTACCGCACGGTGTGGAGGAATCTCTGGTGCTGCGTAACATGGGGTTCCGCAAGGCCCCCGCGCCCATCCTGTCGTACTATCACTGGCCCGCTCGCGTGAAGGCGATGGAGCACCAGAAGCAGACCTCTGCGTTCATGACCACGAACCGCCGGATGCTGTGCCTCAACGCGCCCGGTACGGGCAAGTCGCTGTCGGCATTGTGGGGGGCGGACTTTCTCCTGCGCGAGAAGATCATACGCAAGGTGCTGATCGTGGCCCCCTTGAGCACGGTGAAGATCGTGTGGGGGAAGGAACTCAGGCACCACCTACCGCACCGCAGCTTTGAAGTACTGGTGGGGTCCAAGCCGCAGCGGTTGGCCAAGCTGCAGACCCCCGGGGTGCAGTTCTTCATCGTCAACCATGACGGGTTCAACATCATCAAGGACTATCTCGGTGACATCGACTTAGTGATCTACGACGAGGCCACGGCGCTGAAGACCCCGGGGTCGCAGCGGTTCAAGATATTCTTCAACTGGATGAACGAGCGCAACGCGTGGCTGTGGCTAATGACGGGTACCCCCATCTCTCAGTCGCCCGTTGATGCGTGGACGTTGGCACGACTGGTCAACAGCCCGACGGTTCCCCGCAGCTTCACGGCGTTCAGGGATCATGTGATGAACAAGGTGTCGACCTTCCGGTGGGTGCCGAGGCCCGACGCTATGGAAACATGCCAGAGAGTGCTGCAGCCCTCTATCCGGTACGCGCTGGAGGAGTGTACGGACCTGCCCGACACGGTCTTCCTTGACCACGAGTGCCCGCTGTCCCCCGAGCAGATACGAGCGTTCCGGGAGATGAAAGAGCGAGCGGTGCTGCTGTCCCACGACGTGTCCGCACCGAACATGGCGGTGGTACTCACGAAGCTCTTGCAGATATGCTGTGGAGTTGTCTACGGGAACGACGGGGACCGGGTGAACCTCGACTTCACGGGGCGGTACGATACGCTGAAGGAAGTCATGGAGGAGATCGGTGTCACGGGCTCGACTCTCCGGGGTGCAAAGAACCAGCTTGGCGGCACGACGATCCACGAAAACACTCCGGGTGAAAAGGTGATCGTGTTCTCCCCGCTTCGGGGTGTGCAAGACAGGCTGTACGAGAAACTACAGGCAGACGGGTACGACGTGGCGACTGTGCACGGTGACGTCACCGGGACCGCCCGCAACAACATCTTTGACACGTTCCAGAGCAGCAACAAGATTAAAGTGCTGCTGGCCCACCCGAAAGTCGCCGCGCACGGCTTGACACTGACCCGTGCAAAGGATATTATTTGGTACGCACCAATCTACAGCTTGGAGCAGTACGAGCAAGCGAACGCACGAATCCGTAGACTGAACACGGATGGCAAGACCCGAGTGCACCACATGTGGGGTACCTCGTTTGAGAAAGAGCTTTTCAGTAGGTTGCAGCAAAAGAAACGCGTGTTGAGTGAGTTTCTTGACTTGATACGCGGAGTGAATGAGTAGTAGAATACGCAAGGCAATCCCCGGTTTAGCCGGAACGTGAAACCAGTGAACAGGAGCACACCATGGACTACGAGTCTTTAATGACCCGGTATATGCAGGCCCGGCGGAAAGTAGATTTGATCGAGGGTGAAGCCGCAACGGCCGCTGCCCAGAGCAAGGAAATAATGAAGATGTGCCTGCAGGTGATGGAGGCCAAGGCACTGGATGACGGGCTGAAGAACGTCCCCGTCAAAGGCATCGGCACGGGGTACTTCACGACGATTCTGTCGGCCACCGTGGCGAACCCGTCTGAGTTCAAGCAGTTCGTTAAAGAGAACGACGCATGGGATCTGATTGAGAATCGTGCGTCCAGTACGGCCGTCAAGAGCTACATCGAGGGCAACAACGCCCCCGTCCCGGGGGTTTCCTTCAGCCAGACCCAAGTCTTCAAGATCAGGTCGGCTTCATCCACACGCAAGGAGTAACACATGAGCACTAATATACAAGTCCCCGCCCACATCGCGGCCCGCGTTGCGGCCCGTGGGGGCCAGAAGTCGGCAGTACAGGCGGCGCTGCTGTCGGAGGGGTTCTCGTTCCCGAAGATCAGCATTCGTGCTTCGCGGTACCGTCTGGTGGAGGATAGCGTCGAGACCGTGGTGGGTACGACGTTGGACGTGGTGATCGTGGGGTCTAACCCCAAGGTGTCCAAAATCTGGTACAGCAAAGCGTACGACGGAGCGGAGGCGGTGCGGCCCGACTGTTTCTCGTATGACGGGGTTACGCCGGACGCATCCGTGGAGAAGCCGTTTCACTCCAACTGCGCTGCGTGTCCTAACAACGTGCTGGGCAGCAAGGTGACACCCAACGGGCAGAAGAGCAAAATCTGCGGCGACCAGCGGCATCTGGCGGTCGTGCCTGCAGCGGACCCGACGAAGGTGTACGGGCTGACGGTGACTGTGTCGGCGATGAAAGGTCTGCGGGAGTACATCAAGGACCTGAGCAACTACGGGCTGATCCCGGAGGAGGTCATCACGGAACTTGGGTTTGACGACCAAGCCAGTTTCCCGAAGGTCACGTTCAAGCAGAAGGACCCCGGTGGCTTTGTGCCAGAGAAGGCAATGGCGGCTATCGAGGACGTCTGCAAGTCGCGGGAGGTGCTCACGGTTACCCGGCAGGACACGGCCCCCGCAGGGCCACGGCTCGCTGCACCGAAGACCGTTCATACCCTTGGGCCCGCCCTGACTAACCCGGACGAGATGAACCCGGAACCTGCGCCTGCGAAGGTTAAGGCAAAGGCGAAGGACGCACCGAAGCCGGTCGAAGAGGACACCAGCCCGAAGTCCACCGTGAGCGCCATGGAGTCCAAACTCCACGCCTTGTTCGCGGATTCGTAATGCAGTAACCTAGCTCTCCCCCTCCCAACTAGCCTTAGCGGGCGAACGCGCTTCCGTGAGCGTCGTTGGGAGGGTCTTTTCACGGAGCCGCGCACGGGAGGCGTACACGGTATGCTCACATTTCTGCAGGCAGTTCTGCCGGTCACGGGGAACTACGTAGTACACATAGAAAATAAAAGTGGTGGAGGGTTCCACAAAAACCTTCACGCAGACACTCTCACAGATTTCGTAACACAAGCCCAAGCCCTAGACACCGATCCGGACATCACGGTGTTCCACGCGCTCGGGGCATTTGAGAACAACCTTTCCCCCGGCACAAGGGTCAACACCACGAAGGTAGGTCGCACGTCAGCGATGGCTGCGCGGTTCAAGACGCTGGCGTTCGACGTGGACCCGACAGACGCCAAGGGTAACGTAAAGTACGAGAGCCAGAAGGCAATGGCCCAGACCACACTGGAGGCGTGCCAGACCATCGGCCTGCCTGACCCGGTGTTTGTCAGTTCGGGCAACGGACTGCACTGCTATTACCCGCTCACTGCCGAGATAAGCAAAGACATGTGGGTGCGTATCTCCACGCTGCTGCGGAGCGCACTGCTGTCCACTGGGATGTCGCTAGACGTGTCCAAGGTGTGCGACCCTTCGATGGTGCTGCGCCCGGTCGGTACACACAACAAGAAAGCCTCGGGGTTCAAACAGGTGCGGCTGCTGTCCCCGCTGGCGTTGTTTGACCCGCTTGACCTCGCGCAGAGGTTGATGGCGTACGCGCCGTCCCGCGCCGTCCCGGTACCCGGGGTTAAACCCAAGCGGACATCCGCAGTCATGGACGCGATCCTGTCGTCCACGGAGTACCCACCATCGGACGGGGCGTTGGTTGCGCAGAACTGCGCACAGGTAGGGGCGATTGCCAACTCCGGTGGAGTAGTAGGGTACCCGCTGTGGTGGCTTGGGATGGGGATGGCCAAGCACTGCGTCAACCCCCGGGAGACGGCACACGCATGGTCTGACCAAGACCCCCGCTACACCCCCAAGGGGACGGACGAGAAGTTTGACTCGTGGACCAAGGGCCCCCCTACGTGTAAGTCGTTCGAGGCTGTGGATAGCGCGGTGTGCGCCGCGTGCCCCCACCGGGGGAAGATAACGTCCCCCATACAGCTGGGGGTTGTGGCAGTAAGTGACCCAATGCCCGTAGTCGCTGGCGCGGAGATGAAACTGCCCGCCGGGTACATGCAACGCAACGGCAAGCTATTCCGCGTGGTTGAGGGGGAGGCCCAGTTTGTCAGCGACTACCTCATGTTCCCTAGCGTCAGGTATAAGGACGAGATCACGGGCAAGTCGATGTGTCTGGTTGAGGTCAAGCTGCCCAAAGAGGGGTGGTCCACGTTCCAGCTACCTATGGATGCTCTGGCTAAGTCGTCAGAGTTTTTGTCGTGGCTGATGAATAACCAACTGTTCGTGTCGAGCGATGTAACACTAGGGAACATGAGGAGATATATGCTTACCTATTTGCAGGAACTGCAACTGGAAACGGAAAGCGGTCTGATGTGCAGCACGTTTGGGTGGACCGACGAGGACGCAACAAAGTTTGTCCTTGGAGACCGGGCAATATCGAACGAAGGTACGACAGGGGTCCGTCTGGGACCGGGCGCAGCGGATATCGCCAAGTTGCTTACGCCCAAGGGAGACCTAGCGGCGTGGGTGAACGCGTCCGTCATGTTCAACGAACCCGGCATGGCGCTGCACGCTGTGGCAACTCTGGTGTCAATGGGTTCCCCGTTGATGATCGGATCGGGGCTAAGTTCGTCACTGCTGAACGTCTACTCGGAGAAATCCGGCACGGGCAAGACTACGTCGGCCCTTTACGCGTTGAGCATGTACGGGGACCCAGAGCGGATGAAGCTGACTGTGAAGGACACGGACAACTCGCTGTTCAAGACCATGGGCGTGTACGGCAACCTCCCGGTGTACATCGACGAGATCACGGAGGTGGACAGAGACAGACTGGCGCAGATCGCGTTTTTCATTACGCAGGGGCGTGAGAAAAAGCGCATGACGAAGGAGGGGGGGTTTCAGGAATCGGTGGAGTGGCGCAGCCCGGCCACGTCGACGTCCAACAAGAATATGTACGAGCTACTGTCTAACAAGATGTCGTTCGAGGGGGAGGCGATGCGTATCCTCCAGTTCACCGTGCATCGCAACGCGCTATTCAACTCGGACGACGGTAGTCGGTTCGGGTACGACATGTCCCTGTTCCTCAAGCGCAACTACGGGCTGGCCGGAGAGGCGTTCATCACGGCAATTCTGGCGTTAGGCGGACCGCACGTTGTGTTTAGCAGGGCCCGGAACGAGTTTGATAAGAAATTCAAGTTCCTGTTCTCTGGTAAGGAGCGTTTCTGGCAAGCCAACTTTGTCATCGCGTACGCCACCGGGAAGATTCTCACTGCGCTGGGACTTACGAAGATGGACTATGAGGCCCACATCCGTACGGCTATCACCGAGGTCGTGCGGCTTAGGGACGTGCTAACCGAATCCCAGCAGGACTGCTTCGACATCATCGGCCAGTACGTGGGGGAATTTGCCGGTAAGACGGTGGTATTCAAGAAGAACACGACGAGCACCGGCAGCAAAGGGGCAGTAGTCAACCCTCCGCCGCACGAGGCGGTGGCCCGCGTGGAAGTCCTGTGCACCAATCTTAACCCGTACGTGTCCGGTCGGCTGTTCATCAACCAAGCGCACTTCAACCAGTGGGCGCACGACAAGGGTGCTGACCGCAGCGGTACGATGACCCAGCTGATCAACCACGGAGTAACCATCCACAAGGATCGTCGGGTGGCGTTGATGCGCGGCACAGACAAGCCGTTGCCAGCCGTACGGGTCTACGAGATCGAGATGACCCACCCCCGGTTCTTGACCATAATGCAGCAGCATGACGTGGGTATCGCCCCACCCGAGCCGCTTCGTATCGTCCCGTCCATAGGAGTTTCAGATGCCGCAGAATCTAGTTGACCGCTTGACTAGCCAGCTTGCCTCCAAGGGCGTGAAGGACGCCAAGGGCGAAGCTATTTCTATCCTAAAATCTCGGGGTCATCTGGACGACTCGGGTGTCCTGACGAAAGAGGGGGCTAAGCGGCAGGCGCTGGGCCCTGACGGTCGGGCAAAAGATAGAGCGTCTAAGCTCTCAGGCAAACCCGCTTCGGCCTACAAGTACAACCCAAAGACCAACCAAGCTACTCTCAAGTAGCTACTTCATCCCGGCGGTCTTGGTCCGGGCGAAGGACCGGTTGGCGCTGGCAGACACCACGCGCCGGTTGCTCTTGTCGTTGCTGCCGCCCTTGATCAGTGGCTTGATGTGGTCAATGTCCTTGCCGTCGCCTTTACGGACCTGCCCTGCCGCCATGGCTTCCCGCCGTGCTGAGTTGCGCTCCACCCGGTTGCGCACTTGCGCAGGGCTGCTCTCATACTCGGCTTCCTTCTTGTAGTTGCGTGCCACGCTAATCTCCTTTGTTTTTGACGCGGTCGATCTCTTCCTTCATGCGTTCCCTGACCGCAGCCTTGGTCTTCTCAAGTTCCCCCGCCTTGCGGTTCGGGAATCGTAGGGCTTCCCGGGTCACCGAGGCAAGCTCTTTCTTGTACTCCATCTCAATTGCCTTGACCGCACGGGACTGCGTAAACGCCGCTTCGGCTACGTCGATCTGCACCAGCCGGATACCCACCAAGCTGCCCAGCTGCATTGCAGTGGAGAACTCGTGGCCCAGCGGCCCGCGCTTGTCGTTGACAATCCGGTCCCATTTTTCCACGCCCTTCTTGATGTCCAGTGCGGGTGGGGCCAGCTGCCCCTCCATGTAGATAGCGCGTTTCTTGAGCGCGCCCCACTGGCTGTCTGTGCTCTTGTTGATGGGTTGTCCAGTGAACGGGTCGACGTTGAACACGGCACCGGCCAGCGCCGAGATGAGCGGCCCGTTGGGGGTGAACTGCGCGGGGAACCACTTCTGCCCGAGTAGCGGGTTGCGCCCCTCGCCCTGAATCAGGTCGCCCAGCGGGACGAAACCGCCGAGCTTGAAGTACACCGGCTTGTTGCTCGTGCCAAGGCCGGGGACCTGTATGTACATGTGCGGGCCGTAGCCGAACAGGCGGTCGTTCATGTAGGTTGGCAGGGCCTTGCGCTTGCGCTTGTCCTCTTCGTCGCCACCCGTCATCGCCACAGCCATCGCGTCGATCAGGGCCAACGCGCTCACCAGACCGGCAACCTTCCACGGCTGGCGAACCGCCACAGTCATGAACGCCGGGATCGCCCTGTACGGCCACGAGATGAAGGGCAGGATGGTCTGCTTCATGACGTTGATGGCACGCGCATGGATGTTGTAATCGAGAAACTCCGTAGCCGCTGCCTTCCCCGCTTCCATCAGTTCATCTTCGGTCAGCTTGGCACCGCCCTTGGACGCTTGGAGAGAAGACGCCTTGGACATGAACGCGGCCAGACGGAACGCGTTGTCCTCCGCCGCGTAAAGCTCCTGCGCGAAGTTGTCGAACCACAGGGCCGCGTCCTTGCCTTTCTTCCCGTACTTTATAGTGTACTGCCCGATGGCGCTGGCCTTGGCCCGCTCATACATGGCCATGGCTTCGGTGTCGCCCCATAGTGAGGGCTTATTGCCGAGAGCCTCCACCGACGCCACCGACAGGATCTTGCGCAGTTCCACGGAAGAGTGGTCCGCGATCATGGCCCCCGAAGCGATGAAGGCGTTCCACAAAGCCTTCTCCGGTGGAGTAAGTGACTGCGGGGAAACGACCACCTTGTAGTACAGACGAACGCCCTCGCCCACAGAGTTTGCCGGGATGTCGTGCAGGTACATCCACGACAGGTTGGACCCGATGTTGACGATGTGGGTGCCGGGCGAGAAGACGGTCTTGTTCTTTTTGAACCACCTGATGACAGTATTGTAGGCCGGGATGTTGATGACGGGCTGGTTGTGGTGGATGTCCTGCAATGCCGCCCACACGCTACCGTTTACGTACATACCCGCCATCGTGCCGTACGCCCGGGAGCCCTCGGGGACGTGCACCCACTGGTCCGACTGGCGCAACTTGTTCTGCTCCGCGTACGACAGGGAGTCGATGTCGCCCACGTTCCGGATGGTCAGCACGGTTGGCGCATTGATGCTCATGCGCGGATGAACAGCGGCGAGGGCTTCTCGGGAGTCGTACACCAACCCGGCTTGTTGACCAAACTTGATGGTGCCTTGAGCGAACCGCTCTGAGGACACGATCCTCTCCAGCTTGTCGACCGTGTGCTGCATCGCGCTGCCGTGGGTGGCCAGCTTGCTGTACCTGTTTGCCTCCGCGTACGACACGTTGCTAGTGAAGACAAGGTGCCCGGAGATGGTGGGGTCTGGTCCTTTGAGGAACCATCCTGTCGTGCGGTCCACCGTCTCGTTTGACCCGGCTTGGTGCTGGTCGGCCAGTGCCTCGTGTACGAACCCGCTGACGTACGAACGCATCTCCCCTTGGGGGCCCGTGGGCAGCTTCTCCATGATGCGGAAGAACCTCCCTTCCAGCGCGTTGGGCAGGCCAAACACGTTCGCCCGGTCGATGGAACTCCTGTTGTCCGAGAGGAAGTGCCCGAGCGGCACCGTGCTCATCCCGCTGCTACCGACGTCCTTCTGGTCACGAACGTAGATCAGCAGGTCGGAAATCTTGGCCGTGTCGATCTTCGTGCGCAGCGCGTCCCGCGCATCGTCCTTCATGGTGGCGAAGGTGACGTAGTCCCGCAGAAGCTGGCGGAATGCCGTCTTGAACTCGTCGGCCAGAATCTTAGCGTGCGGTTCGATCTCCACCGCATTGCCGTCCATGTAGTTCATGATCGCCTGCTGGTCCGCCTCCGGCATATTGCGCATGACTGCAGCAAGGGCGTTCGTCCGGTGCTTGGGCGGGTTGCTCTTCAGCTTGGTATAGGTCCACGAGTTGATCAGGTTCTGCGGGAGGCCGAACTGCCAGTCAAAGTACCGGATCACGTTGGCAGCGCGGGGGAACGCCTTGGCAAAATCCTCGGTCTTAGCGGCCGCATAGTGCCCCGCACGATCCACCCCCGCAGTCCACCCGGCAAACGCGCCGAACCACGACGTGCGCTGGTACCTCGGGTTGAAGTCAGGGATAGTCTCGGGGTCTAGGGCTTGGCCCGGAGTGGGGAGCGCAGGGACTTCGGAGTCAAACCCTTCGTCTCCGTGCTTGAACTTAGCCGCAGCGATGATCGCTGCCTGAATTTCCTTCTGGTCGGTCAGCGTCGAGGGTTTGGTCGGCTTGTACTGCTGCAACGAACGGCGAATGTTGTTGATCGTGCCGCCGTCACTGTTGGACAGGATGCGGTTCACGTACTCGTCCGAGAAATCGTAATTGGTCGCCGCGTTCTCTATGGCGATCATGCGCCGTTCGTGCGCGTTCAACGGCTGTTTTTCCATCCAGTCGTTCGTGGCCTTGTTGAACGCGTCCTTGAACTCCTGACTTCCCTTAGCCTCGCGGCTACGTTGACGCACCACATTGTCCAACCCGTCGCCTTTGAACGCCGCCAGAAATTTAGGCGTGGCGAATGAATGCGTGTGAACAACCTTGCCGTCGGCTTCGATCTCTAAGTTGCCGGTCTTCTCGTTGACCGTGACCTCGGGGGCTTCGGCGTCAAACGAGATTTCTCCCTGCTTCGGGCCGGGGGGCACCTTCTTGAGCGTGTCGGAGCGCACCCAGCCGGTCAAACCAAACGGTGCGGTAGACGGGTTCATCTTCACCAGCTGACTGCCCTGAGGGTCGTCCTTGCGGGACACCACACGGTACTCCCGGCCGTTGTAATCCACACGGGCACCAATCGCCAGCTTGCCGTCCTTCACGTTCCAGCCACCGCCGCCCTTGTACTTCGGGCTCATGCGGTTCTTCAGTTCTATTGCTTCAACTGCGTCTTTGGCGCTGGCCGGGGCTTCGGAGTCGAACCCTTCGGAAGCAGCGCCATTATCTTTTCGATCTGTGCGTCGATTGCTTCGATCTCCTCCGGATCGCTCAGATAACTCCGTGTTGTCCGTGCGATTATTAGCGCGTCCATCGGTCTCGGAAGAGCCCTTAATAGGGTTTCCGAATAGTCTTCGTTCGCTGTCGGGTTTTTGGTTGAGGTCGTCATAGATGTCCTTGTAGTCCTTTATTACCTTGTTCATCGCCTGAATGGCACGGACAAACCCAACCGGGTCGTTTATGGTCAGTTCACCGAACAGGTTTTGCATGGTGGCCATGAAGTCATACCCATGGTCCCCGGCGCGGTAGTGCGCAAACTCATGGACCGTGGTCCCGATCATCCCCATGGCCACGTTCTCGACGCTGGCGTCTGACCCTCCCGGGCCCATCGTACTGGCGTCACCCCTGTTGCTCTCAGGTAGGATAGACGCTATGGCGGGGTTGACCAGCACGGCGCGGAAGGGGATGTTGCTGTGCGTACCGTACAGTTTTTCCGAGCCAAACAAGTGGCCGATGGGAATCTTTTCGGCCCCCTCGAACCCGGGGAGGGAGGCCACCTGCTCGCGGATCGTTTTCATCACACCGCCGAGACTGGCCAGATACCCCCCGAACCGCTTGCCGAACTTGTCTTTTCCGTACACGGACGGCTTCACCCACGTCTCGTTGCCGTTGGCGTCCGTGACGCGGTACTCCAGCCCTTCCTGCAGCAGCTGGTCGTTTGGGTTCAGTAAGTCCTGATCTATTTTGAACTGCCCGATGTCTGGGGGCTTGTATGCTTCGATCTCGGCCTTGGTCATCTCGGGGATGCTCTTCCCGTCGATCATCAGCCGCCCGTCCACCACGGTAACATTCGCGTTGTCAGGGATAAGCAGCGCCTCCGCCTTCACCGCGTCACTGACCTCGGGGACCAAGCTGACGGAGTCTTCTATCCGCCCATCCGGGCGGACCACCTTCAACATGCCATAGTCGGTCACATGCTTGATGGTTTCACGGAACCCAAACATGGCCCCGATCATCGACCTCACCCGCGCCATGTCTTTCTCGCCTTTGGCCGTGAACGCTTCACGGCTCCGCCCGATGGGGTACGACGGAGACTGGGCCTTAACTTTGCTGCGGATGTTGATGAACACCTCGTACGGTATGGCGGGGTCCCACATACCTGCGCCGGGGGGCTTGATGATTGTGTCGAACTGCCACACCCCGTACGACAGGACGTGAACTACTTTTTGCGATGTGTACTCGACTTGTTCCTTGGAGACAAGTATGTCCGCTTCTCCCCATGCGGGCATGACGATGGTCTTCAGGGGGACGAACTTGTCCTTCGGGAAGTTCTTGCCGATAGGGAGCACATCCCCGTTCCACGTTACCTCTATGTTTTCCAGCACGGGGCTGTACTCAATCGCCGGGATGGGCGTCCAATCCTTCGGCATCTCCACCTTGGTCACGATCCCATCATCGTCGGTGGACGTCTCGGGCATCTTGACTTTAACCGTGGTGCCGTTCGGATCAGAGGTCTTGAACCGCTTGATCTGGTCAGCGGGAAACTTGGTGTTCTCCGGGTCGCCGCCAAAGGCCGACATGGTGCGCCGTACGTCCGCACCCGTGGTCTCCACCACGACCTTCACGCCATCGCGCACCGTGGTCAGCCAGATTTTTGAGGCAGCAGACAGGAACTGAATCTTGGCGATCCCGAACCCGCCGGAGGGGCGCTCCGTTGGCTTCTCCGTCCCCCCCAGCGTGAAGAACGCTTTCTGCACGGTCTCGAAAGACATGCCGACCCCGTTGTCCTTGATCTCCACGGTACGGTCCGTTTCGTCGATGGTAATGGCTACTTTCCCTTCCTTGATGAGCCCTTTTTCTATGGCTCCCTTCAGAGCGTCAACGGCGTTCTGGAACAGTTCCTTGGCGGCAGTCAGTCCGGCTATCTTGGCGTTGTCGTACATCTGCTGGCCGACCATGTCCACGATAACTGCGCTGTTTATGTTTCCGCGCAGGACCGTCTCTTCCCCGGTGATCTCCTCGTCTGGAGCGGGTGCTTCGGCGTTGAACCCTTCGTTCGTGCCCTCGGGGACCAAGTACTCCGCTTTAAGGCGCGTGAGCGGCGCAGTGTCGCCATACTCTTTCGCGGCGTCGTTGTACTGGACGCGAACGAACCCGTCCCCGTCCTCGGCGGTCTTCACTACGGCAGTCCGCCTACTGTCCCGGTGCATAACAAGGTCACCGACTTTAAGTCGGGCCCGTATCCCCGGGGTTGCCGCCGGAGCGGCTTTGGTCGGAGGTGCCTGCGCAGGCGCAGCCTTGTTGGTCGGTGCGGCAGGGGCAGGCGCGGCGGTCGTGGCTGCGGCACCCTCGGTGAACAGTTCCTTGTAAAAGTTTCCGGAGTCAGACAGGAACTGGTCCATCAGGGACGTGGCTTCTTTGTTGAACGCCTTGCCCGTCGTGATCCAACTCATGGCATTGGTAAACCGCGACCAGACCGTCAGCCCCGCGTTGGATGGCGTGGTCAGCTTGCCAGACTTGGCATTGACGTAGCTCTTCTTGTCCAGCTGGAACGGCGACTCGATCTTTGGAATCTTCAGGTGCCGCATGTACGCTTGGAAGTCCGGGTCGGTCTGGCCGTAGGTGATGAACTCGGCCACTGCCTTCAGCTGCGCGTTGGGGTTGCCGTTGCTGTCCCGGTGGAGTTCTGCGGTGTTGCGCAGCGCCGCTTCCAGACGAGCTTTCGTGCCCGCGTCCAAGTCCTTGGAGAATTCCGCCCACGCCTTGCCATGCAGCTTGGCCATTGTTACCAGCGTGTTTTCCAGATAGCCAATCGAGGGGGTCTTGTTGCCCCAATGGTCGTACAGGTACTTAACCGTTGCCGCGTGCAGAAGCTCGTGCAACACCGTGCGGATGTTGTTGCCGTTCTTGTAGATCGTGACGGTGTGCCCGGTCTTGCTGTGGCTGTCCGGCTTATACGAGTAGTGGCCCCCGACGGGTCGGCCAGCGGCGTTCTTGCCATCCTCTTTACTGAACACGATAGTCGGCGGGTTACCGGTCTTGTCGAAGAACTCGTACAGGAGTTGAGCAACCGCGTGATGGTCTGCTGTGAACCCCTGCCACCCACGGTTCGACAGGAACCGCATGATCCCGCTGCGCTCACCCTTCCAAGACGCTTTCTCGGTTACGCGGCCTTTGGCGTTTCGCTTGGTCTCGGTCTTCGCTAGAGGACCCGCGCCGTTGTCCAGCGTGGCCTGTTCCAGCGAGGAACCCATGTCAATGCCCATGTCCGCCAGTTCGCGGGCAAACGCCTCTGTACGCTTGTTATCCCGAACGGTGGTGTCCGACCCGGCACTGACTCCCTCGTTTGCGGTGAGGGTGCCTTTCTTGTACATGTTCCACGATGCGGCCAGCCGCACGTGCGGGGAGATCTCTTTCCCACCGACTTTTTCGTTGCGCCCTTTGATGGCAGCAACAACCTTATTTACGGAGTCGGTGCCGAACTCGTCTTCCATGGCCTGCAACAACGGCACCACGGCGTCCATCGACCCCGCTTCACCACGAGTAGAGGCAGCCAGCGCGGGGTAGTACTTATTCTGCTTTTCCTCGGATTTGGCGGACCCCGCCTTGCTGAGCATTCGGTTCCACGAGGTCAGCGCGTCGTGTAGACGGGCGTATGGCCCCGTCGCGCCTTCGTCTTCTCCGGACTTACTTTGACGAAGCGCCTTGGCCACGAACTGGACCCCGGCTTCATCCAACGGCTTGCGACCGGCTACGGTAGGGGCGTTGCCCCGCCGGGGGGCAGCTTCCGAGTTGAGCGACGCGTCTAGCCGTTTGGTTATAGCTTCTTCGGCTTCGACGCCCTCTCCAGTTGTGCCAGAGACGGGGGGTTGTGCCGCTTGGCCGGGGATGACGACGGCCGCTTCACCGGCACCGTCTTGGGTTTTGAGGGCTGGAATCCCCCCCGTACGTACGCTCTGACCATCGTTACCATCGGGTGCTCCTAATTTGGCTTTAAGTGCGGCAACTGTCGATAGGAAATCCGTTCCCGGAAGACCGTTCTGTTTGGCAACAGTCCTCCAATCATGCACGCGTTCGGCTAGCGCCCCTTCCGTCTCAAAATCATGCAGCATCCACTGAGCGCCCATATCAATCGGCAAATTCGGGTCGAGGGTAAGGCTGTCAGGCTTCGGGCGCATCCGCAGCCGTTGAATTTTTTCAGCGTCAGACTCTACTTGAACGGCTTGCCCTGATGCGGCGGGGGCTCCTTGCTGCTGTGCGGCGGGCGTGAATTGCACTGTCGGTACTGTAATCCGCCCCCCAACGGGAGTGACTGTTTTCAGGGCCGCGTTAATTTGTCGTCCGTATGCGCGTGCCGTGCTTTCGTCGACCCCGAGGGCATTCATGACGAACCCAAGATACTCCGCGTCCCTCTTCGACTTGGTAGTTTCCTTGCCGATGATGTACGCCGCTTTGTGCACATCGTCTGGGAATTCCAGCGTACTTCCGCTGTAGCGGGGCGTAGCCCTGCTGAGGTCTGGCGTCAGACGCGGGATAACCGGAGCGGCGGGAGCGGCGGGAGCGGCGGGTACGAGGGTCGGGACCCCGTTGACCAGCTGTATAGACCCGGCGGACGCTATGGGTGCCGGAGCCGCCGTAGGCGCAGCACCGGGTCGGGGAGTGAGCAGGGTACCGGCACCTTGGGCTCCTCCCGCCGTACCTTGCGCCGCGAGTTCTTGTTCTATCTGGTTGCGAGTGTCGAACTGCGTATTGTCTAGCCCGGCTTGCTCTTGCAGCGGGGAGATGTAGCCTTGGTACTGCGCGTCCCGCCTGTTCTGCTGCACACCCGGAGGCTGGAACCGGGGGGCAACTTGCGTAAGGAAATCTCCCGCCTGCTGGCGAAGCTCAGGATCAGCCGTCGGGTCTGAGAGCACTGCCTGCGCAGTGGAGACATCACGCTGCCAGTCTGCCCGCGACCGATTAGTGCGGAGGTTGAACGCGCCGCCGAGCATGCTACCCGCAATACCACCCTCGACCGAGGCCCGGGCCATGCCTTCCGTGAGAGGGCGGTAGTTCGCGTAGTTCTGCCCTGCCTGCTCAATGGCTGACTGCGGGGCTTCCTCGAACAGCCCTTCCTGCAGGACTCCCTTACCCACGCGCCCCAGCATAGACGACGGACGAGCCGCTAGGTTCAGTAGGTCGACTGAGCGCCCCGTGGCCATGGTGGTTTGGATGTCCTCAATGCCCATCTTACGTGCGAGTGCGCCAGCGCCTGCACCGATAAGACCGACACCAAGACCGACACCGGCAGAGGCGAGCGCGTTGCGTTCTTGGTCGGGAAGGTTGGGGTCGTACTGCGACATTTGTTGACCGGCGGATATGGACCCTTCCCCGATACCCGCCGCAGTGGGGCCTACCCATGGAGCGAACGCCTTCTGACCGGGGCCCATCGCGCCTTCGGCTACCGCAGCTTCTCTTACGCCTAGCCCTAGCCCACGAGCAGCCAGCGCCGCGCCGCGTCCGACGACACCCCCTACCGCCATACCGGGGAGAGACTGCACGACACTACCGACGGTCAACGCCGGGTTGCGCCCGTACGCTTGGAGGATGTCGATGGCTCCCGTTGTCGGGCTGTCCCATGCGTTCTTGACGTCTCGCTGCGCGGCCAGCCGGTTTTCCGAGTACTGCCCCTGCGACTCGTTCGCCCACTTACCGGGCTCGAACCCCGTTATCTCCCCCAGTGCGTTGGCCGCACGGGTGAACGGGCGAGCACCCATCGTAGCGGCAAACGGAATATCTAGCAGCCCCGCTGCCGCACCCGGCACCTGCTGAATCCCGCTCTTTAGGTCGGTGCCGAAGTCCTGTGTGGTGGAGTCGTTTCTTGGCTCCATACCGAGGGATACGCGTGCGTACGCGTCCGACACCCCCCGAACACGGGCGTACGCGTCCGCGACTACGTAATCGGGCACCCCCGCAAGGTCGGGGTTCTTCTTCCGAAAGGACGCGAGGTCGTCCACTAGTCAGAACCAGTGGTAGTGTTGGGCCGCTGGGTAGCAGTCCGGTATACCTCGTTTTCGATTTCTCTCTTCCTAGTTTCAATAAGTCTGATGATGTTGTCCCGAGCGCGAGGATCGGCTAGCCTCCCTCTAAACGCAGTGGCCCGGATGGTCGCTAACTCGCTATTGAGGTCCGCCAGTTCGGAGTCGCTGGCGTACATTTGCTCGACTACAGTGGCCGCGTCTCGGCCAACGCCCAGACCTTGGGCACGTCCCTGTGCGTCGGCTCGCAGCGTAGAAGCCACTTGGTCGTCTACTGAAACCGACCGGGCTCCCCCCGGTGCCCGCTCAAGCCCCGGACGACCCCGGACTTCGAGGGGGCCTCTAAGCTCGTCGATCATTTGCTCTTGCTGCGCTGGTGGGAGCTTGTCGAACCCCGGCCTGCTCTCAAGTATCCCCCTGTAGTAAGCACGGGATTTGAGGCTCTCGCCCTCGGTCGCTCTCGGCTCAGGTCTATCCCCGCTGACTCTGCTGCTAAGTATCACGGTTCTTTCTTGCTCTGGCGACAGCCGTACAGTGATGGGCTTACCATCCTTGTCCTTGCCCGTCATGAAGTACCCCGCCGATGCCGAGTTCTGCTGCACCGGGGTGCCGTCGGGTAGCGTTCCCGCTGTAGACACGCGGTCAGTCTGGTAGGTCCTTGCGTCTGCGGCTATTTTGGTCATACGCTCACGCAGCCCCGGAATTAGCTTGCCGGTCTTTTCGTCTATATGGCCCCACTCCAGTTTATCTTGGGCGGCCTTACGCTCTACTTCAAGTTCTTTAGCCGCGACTTCCCTCGTCTTTAGGTTGCGCATAACTTCTTTATCCAACCTCTCTTCCACAGTCTTCATATAAGAGTTAAGGGCTTCTGTAGTGGTTCCCGAGAGTTGGTGTTGCGTGTACTCGTTTAGAACATTACCAATAAACGCCCTATCAGCCACATTCTCCGATACCTTGCCCTTCTCGTCGGTGACCCGCACCATAAGCTGGCCGTCTGTGGTCGTGTACACTGTAGACTTGGACTTGCCCCCAAAGGTGTCGTTTTTGTTGTGGTACGCGGATATTGTATCCAGCGCCTTGCGTCTCTCTTCCGGGTCATCCCCAAACAACTGCGCTTCAAGGGCGTTGCGGCCCGCAAGTATGGCGTCTTGGGCTACAGCAACCCTGCCTGCGCGTATTTGCGAGGTAGCGTTTCGATCACCGGCGGCAACGTCTTGTTCGCCTTTCTGCACCCCCAATTCCAGAGAGCGTCTTTGCAGTGGTTGCAGCGACCGGGTGTAGGCACGATCTTGAGCCTCTTCCAGCATCCCGGAGTACTTCTCCGCCTTATCAGCGGACCCTATGCGGTTGTCCCCTGTGTAGAAATCCGCCCGCGCTTGCAGACCAGCAGTTCTCTTTTCTGCGGGGGTGTACTGCGTATCACGGAAGGATGTAGGGTTCGCGCCGAGGCCGTACTGCCGCTTGTACGTGGGGTCCACCACACCGCCGTTGGGAACGTAGTCCTCACCACGCCCGTACAACTCTACCGCCGCTGCGGCTTCAGGTTTCAAACGGTACCCTAGCCCGGCCCCGGACGCCTCATCAATATCTTGCGTGTAGTTCTCTCTGGCGATGGGGGTGGTTTCAGTAGATCTGTATTGCTCCTGCTGTGCAGCCTTGGCGGCGTCAGCGGCTTCGCTGTCTGCCTGATCCCCTTGGAACCCGCGAACAGCTTGGTACGCGGCCAGCCCCGCGTTGAGCATGTTTGCTTGTCGGCCACGACCGCTAGTGACCGGGGAGTTATCGGCGTAGCGCCAGTTGTCAGTGTCAATCCCGTATCGGCTAGCCATTTTGTTGCTCCTCGCAGAACGACGCTTCTTTCATCAAATTCTTCAGGTGGGGGGCCGTTGCGGCCGCAATGATCTGTATGTTGCGTTTATACCGGGGATACTCTTCCGGGTAGTGCCTATTGAGGTAAGCAGCTTTGTCATCTCCCAACCACGCAGTGCAGTGCATGCAGTCGCCGGAATGGGACAACCCTTCGGAATAAAACCGCTGAGGCTCCACACCGTTAAGCCGCATGTAAGTGAAGCATTCCTCGTCCGTCCAACCCTGTACGGGATACAGATATTCCACACCGTCAGCAACGTCCCCGGAGCGCAACGGACCTTTCAAAGAGTCGACGTCCTTCTGCCCCCGGATGACAAGGGTGATACGGTCAGCCACCATGCGCTCGTAGAGCGGTTCCATGACCGACCGGAAGCAGCACGAAACCCGGTCTTGCATAAGGGGGGTGTTCCCGGTATTAAGTTGGTGTGCCGAGTACGCCGAAGTCCAAGGGTACACATCAGTAGGCAGGCCGAAGTGTTTCCGTGCTTCTAGTACTCGACCGGGAACAACGGTGATTGGCACCCGTTGGGTCATTTGCGCAACCACGGCGGCAGTCTCAGGCATGGAATCTCCGGAGTCGCAATGGTACACCGTCATACGGTCCCAGTACGGCCGCAGGAGGAACAGCGCGGCGGTCGAGTCCTTACCCCCTGAAAACTGGAACGCGATGCGCTCGTGGCGGGCTATTACCTGCTCCACAGTCTCCGGAAAAAACGACCTTAAGTCGTACACCGGCTCCGTACGCGCAGCCAAGACTTCCAGCTTTGCCAACGACTCTGGGGTGTGCGTGAACCGGTCTTCTCCGTTGCACTGGAAGTCTCGGCACACTTGGGGGCGGGCGTCGTACGCGGTGCACGAGCCTGCTTTGTACGCGGGGCAATGCGCAGAAGTATTCACGGCCGACGGCCTCCCCGGTGCCACTCCAAGGGCTACACCCACGGCAAGAGCTTCACTGCGCGTGACTGGCAAGAGCATGGCTGTACCCCCCACTTCGCAGCACTTGCCACACCCCTTTTTACATTCCAGTTTCATCAGTAAATCGCGGCCCCCGCGCCAATGGCGGTTCCGAGTAGTTGCCCGCTCTGACCCGCTGCCGCCGTGTTGGCTTGAGAAACCATGTTGTTGTAGCTGTTCTGCGCATTGAGAACGCCGCCGAGGCCCGTAATGTTCTGCCCCATACCCGTCTGCTGGAACCCTGCGCCCTGTGCCATACCCGTAAGAAGCTGTCCGCCCGGCTGCAGCGTGTTGGTGACGGCCGCGTTCCCGGCGTTGGTGGACACCCCGTACGCACCTTGAGACGCCCC